TAGGGCAAAGGCCGCGCAGTTCGTCCGCGCAACCGAGGTGCGCGTGCTCGCCGTTCCGCTTGCGACCTGCATCGAGCGGATCAGGCAGCGTGGGCGGCCGCACCCGCCGATCCGGACGCAGATCGCCGCCGCGGAGTCGTGGTGGCGGCGGTTCGAGCCCGACCCTCCCGGGGGATCGTTGCACGCGCAACGATTTTTTCAGGGAGGGCCTTCGACACCCCGCGCGCGCCGTGTTTTTTCTCTCCCCGCAAGCGGTAGGAACGGCCGCCGGGACCGCAACGACCGCGAATCTCGCGGCTACGGGCGCCGCCACATCGCGTTGCGCAAGCGGCTCGAGCCCATCGTCGCGGCCGGTAAGGCGGTCTGCGCTCGCTGCGGCCGCCCGATCGCGCCGGACGAGCCCTGGGACCTGGGCCACGACGACTTCGATCGCGCCAAGTACCGCGGGCCCGAGCACGCGCGTTGCAACCGCGCTACCGCGGCCCGCCGGCAGAAGGCGACGCGAATGAAGTGGTCGCGTAACTGGTGAGGTGGACGTGGCGAAGGCGAAGGCCAAGGCGAAAGCGACACCGAAGGCGGCTAAGCTCGCCAAGGAGCTGGGCGTCGACCTCACCCGCGTCAAGGGCTCGGGCACGGGCGGGCGGATCGTCGTCTCCGACGTCCGGGCCGCCGCTAAGGACTTGGACGCCGAGCGCTGGCAGGCCGCCGGCGCGACCGTGTGGAGCGTCTTCGGCAATGCGGACAAACGGCGTGCCCTCGTTGAGATCCCTCTCGACGCCGTCGCGGCCCTGGTTGGCGATCCCGAGGAGCTCGCCGGCAACTCGGTCGTGACGGCCGTGGAGCGCGACCTCGAGGCGATCGCCGAGCGCGCGCCCGACCTCACCGAAACGGCCGAGGCGGCCGCGGCGCTCGAGCTCGCCAAGCAGTTGGACCACCCGTACAACTCCGCGCACTCCAAGTCGCTCTGCGCCCGCGCGCTGATCGATGCGCTCGAGCAGCTGCGCGCGCGAGCGCCGGAGGCGCCGAAGGGAGACAGGCTTGACGACCTCAGTGCTAAGCGCGCCGCCCGGCGTGCTGGGCTCGCAGGAGCCGCGGATCCTTCACCTGCCTGAGTCGGTCGAGTCGTCCGCCGGTGATGAGGCGATCGAGCTGGCGGCGCTCGCCGGGCTTGAGCTGGACCCCTGGCAGCAGCTCGTCGTGCGCCACGGGTTGAGCGAGCGCGCCGACGGCAAGTGGGCTGCGTTCGAGTCTGCGGTCGTCGTGCCCCGGCAGAACGGCAAGGGCGGCATCCTCGAGGCGATCGAGCTCGCCGGCCTCTTCCTGCTCGGCTGCGAGCTAATCGTCCACACGGCGCACCGCTTCGACACCTCGAGCGAGCACTTCCTGCGGCTCGCGCAGCGGATCGAGAACACGCCCGAGCTCTCGCGCCGGCTGAAGCCCAAGGGCATCCGGTACTCGCACGGCGAGGAAAGCATCACGCTGAAGAGCGGGCAGCGGATCCGCTTCGCGACTCGTGCCAAGGGCGGCCGGCGAGGTTTTACCTGTGACCTGCTGATCATCGACGAGGCGATGGAGCTCTCGGCCGACCTGCACGGTGACGTCCTGCCGACGCTCCGCGCCCGGCCGAACCCGCAGGTCTGGTACGCGGCGACCGCGCCCGACCAGTACGAGCACGTCAACTCACTCGTGCTCTCGCGTCTGCGACAGCGTGGCATCGAGGCCGAGGATCCCCGGCTGCTCTATGCAGAGTGGTCGTACGATGCCGACAACCCGGAGGCCGTCAAGCCCGAGGACGCCGCCGATCCGGCGGTCTGGGCGGCGGCAAACCCTGCGCTCGGGATCCGCATCGATCCTGAGCACGTCGACTCCGAGCGCCGGTCGATGTCGCTTCGCAAGTTCGCGGTCGAGTGCCTGGGCGTGGGCGACTGGCCCGACCCCGACGAGGCGGCCGAGCAGCCGATCGACCTCAACGCTTGGCAGGACGCGCGTGACGAGGGCGCCGCGATCGAGGGCACGCCCGAGTTCGCGCTTGACATGACGCCCGACCGGAGCTTCGTCGCGATCTGCGCCGCGGGCCCGGTGAAGGACGGGCGTGCCGGCGTCGAGGTCATCGAGCACAAGCGCGGCGCCGGATGGGTCGTCGATCGCGTGAAGCGGCTGCTCAGGCGCCACGGCGGGAATGAGATCGCCCTGGACGCGCTCGGCCCCGCGTCGTCCCTGATTGCGCCGCTTGAGCAGGCCGGCGTGAAGGTCTATCCGCTGACCACGCGCGAGTACGTCGACGCCTGTGCGACGTTCGTCGACGCGGTGAATGACGGGACGCTGTGCCACCGAGCCCAGATCGAGCTCGACGAGGCGGTCGCCGGCGCCGCCAAGCGAACCGTCGGCGCAGACGCCTGGGCGTGGTCTCGCCGTACCGCCGAGGCGGACATCTCGCCGTTGGTGGCGGCCACGATCGCCCTCTACCGCGCGCGCAGGGGCGAAAGGGAATCCGTCTACGAGCACAAGGAGCTTCTCGTCCTCGAATGAGCGTCGCCGACTACTTGACTGCTGCCGGGCTCGGACTGATCGCCCTGGGGTTCGGCCTTGCGTGGCCGCCTCTGGGCGTGATCGTCGCGGGTGTCGGCCTGCTCATCGTCGGCCTGGGGTGGGAGCGGGCTAAGTGATCGCCGAGGCGATCCGCGGCGCGTTCAGCCGCGGCCACGTGATGGGGGCCGACGGTGACGAGGTCCTGTTCGGCGGGATGACCACCGCCGCCGGTGAGCGTGTTACCGCTGAGACCGCGCTCAAGATCGCGGCCGTCTACACGTGTGTCTCCATCATCGCCTCGGGGGTGCGGGCGATGCCGCTGCGCGTCATGCGCGACATCGGGGACGGCATCCTGCGGCCCGACCGCCAGCACCGCCTCTGGCCGATCCTCCACACGCAGGCGAACCCCGAGATGTCCGCGGGCGAGGTGTGGGAGCGGTTGGCCTGGGACGCCATGCTCCGCGGCAATGGCTATGCGTTCCTCGATCGCGATCGCCTCGGCCGAGTGCGCTGGATATGGCCGCTTACGAACGGCCGGGTGCAGGTCGGGCGCGACCCCCGCACGCGCCAGAAGATCTACGCGGTGAGCGCCGCCGACGACCGCGAGCGGATCCAGTTCGTCGGCACGACCCTCGACATCCTCCACGTCAAGGGTGATCCGGGGGGCGATCCGCTGCTGGGCGTCTCGGTGATCCAGCGCCTGCGCGAGACCATCGGCCGCTCCCTGGCCGAGGATCGCCACGCGGCGACCATGATGCGCAACCAGGGCCGCCCCTCGGGCGTCCTCACGGTCGAGGGCCGCCTGACCGACGAGCAGGCCGAGCGCCTGGCTAAGCGCTGGAACGCCGCGCACGGCGGCGCCTCGAAGGCCGGCCGCACCGCCGTGCTCGAGGAGGGCGCGGTGTGGAAGCCGGTTACGCTCTCGGCCGCCGACCTCGAGCTCGTCAAGCAGCGTGCGATCTCGCGTGAGGACATCGCGATCGCGTTCAAGGTCCCCGGGGACATGGTGCTCGCCGGCAACTCGGCGAACCTGCACTACTCGTCGGACCAGACGCGCGATGTGCGCTTGGTGAAGCACGCGATCTCGCCGTGGGCACAGCGCATCCAGGACGCGCTCGCAATCAACGAGTCGCTGCCCTGGGGCGAGGATCGCTACCCGCGCTTCAACCCGGACGGCCTGCTGCGCGCCGACATCAAGAGCCGCTACGAGGCGTACAAGGTCGGCATCGACGCGGGCTGGCTCGACCCGAACGAAGTGCGCCGCCGCGAGGACTTGGAGCCCATCGAGGGCCTGGACAAGCCCAGGCCCCTCATCGACTCAACGCCGCCCCAGACCAGGAGGACCGACTGATGCGCACTCCCCCGATCACAGACGGCCAGCGCGAGGCGCGATGCGCCGAGCTGACCCGTGTCGAGGTCCGCGCTCGCGACGAGGGCGGCGCGACCTTGGCCGGGTACGCGGCCGTGTTCGACTCCGCTTCCGAGGACCTCGGCGGGTTCGTCGAGGAGATCAAGCAGGGCGCCTTTCGCAAGGTCCTGCGCACGAAGCCGGATGTTCGCTTCCTGATCAACCACGAGGGCGTGCCGCTCGCGCGCACGAAGAGCGGGACCCTCCGGCTCAAGGAGGACCCGCGCGGGCTCTACATCGAGGCCGATCTCGACACCGAGGGCTCCGAGCGGGCCCGCGAGCTCGTCGCCGCGATCGAGCGGGGCGATCTCGATCAGATGAGCTTCATGTTCCGCGTGCAGCCCGAGGGCCGCGAATGGTACTTCCCCGAGGACGCCGACGAGCCCGCGCGCCGCGTGATCTACGAGGTGGCTGAGCTCTTCGACGTGAGCGCGGTCACCTTCCCGGCGTACCCGGCGACCGAGATCGGCGTGCGCGGGATGATCGCGGGCGAGCCGATCGCGGACGAGCGCGGCGTGCTGAACCGCGAGCGCTTCGAGGCCGTCTGCGAGCGGGTGCACGCGGGCGAGCTCGAGGTGACCGCGGCCGAACGGCGTGAGCTCGAACGCGCCGCCGACCAGCTTGACACCGTGACTCCGTGGCAGCGCGAGCGCGCCCTCCGGGGTGCCGGCACACAGCCGGAGGGCGATGGCGCAGCTGCCGAACCGCCGGCGGAGTCGCCCGACGCCGAGACGGAGGGCGAGGCGCAGTACGGCCTCGCAGCGCGCTCCCGGCGTCTGCGCCTGCTCGAGCACCTGATCGACGCGGGCTGACCACCAGAGACGAAAACGAACCGGAAGGAGGGATGACCGATGCGAATCGGTGATCTCATCGAGGAGCGCGCAAAGCTGATCGAGCGGATGCGCGGCATCCTCGACAAGGCCGAGGCCGAGAAGCGTGACCTCACGGCCG